TGACATTGAAGGTACTCCAATAGAGGATTTGGTCCCAGATTATGGCATTCTGAACCAGATCAAATATAAATACCCAGTTCAAGATGCTTACTTCGCCTACACTTCCCGTGGCTGCATTCGTAAATGCCACTTCTGCGGTGTGCCCAAGCTTGAAGGGGGGCAGCGGGACACGGAGTCGCTCACGGGGCTCGTCCGAGCCATCGAACGTTTGTACGGTCCGAAGAAGGATTTGATCCTTATGGACAACAACGTTGTAGCATCGCCGCGCTTCAAGGAGATCATTGCAGAAATTCGTGACCTTGGCTTCACGCGAGGAGCTACCCTCAAGCGTGAGGGAATGCGTGTTCCATCCCAGCGCCGTGTAGATTTCAATCAAGGTGTCGATGCTCGGATCCTGTGTAAGGATCGAATGTATCTCCGGGAGCTATCGACAACCTGTTTGAAGCCGCTTCGCATCGCCTTCGATCATTTGGGCGTCAAAAAGCCTTATGAACAAGCAGTCCGCTACGCTCATGAGTTTGGTCTCAACGAGCTATCGAACTATATGCTCTACAACTTTCACGATGGTCCGTCGGATCTATTCGAACGAATGCGCCTCAATGTAACCTTAAATGAGGAGCTTGGGGTGCGGATCTGGTCGTTTCCGATGAGATACCAGCCGACGGACAGGCCTAATCGTGGCCATGTAGGTGAAAAATGGACGCGGTATCAGCTGCGATCGATGCAAATCGTCCTTCAGGCTACTCATGGAATCGTTAGCGGTGAACCTGATTTCTTTAAGCGGGCGTTTGGCGACACAGTTGAAGAATACGAGCGCATTTTGCTCATGCCTCACGACTTTATCTTCAACCGTGATTGGTATGAGCGATTCGATCCGGACAGCCGCCTGGATGAGTACCGATCCGAGTTCGTGAAGCTTGACAGCTATGACCGGCGCGAGCTGCTTGATCTTCTATCTTCCTGCGATCCACGGGATTTCGGTAGCTTGCCAGCTCGGGCGACCTCGGTTCAGGTGAGTAGGATCATTCGCTTTTACCTGCCTTTACCCAAAGAAGAGCTATTCGCGATTTGGGCAAAGCAGAAGGAGCTTACGCAGTCCAGCGGAGCTGCAGCCCTGGGCCTCGCTGAAGACGAGCGTGTGGAGGACGCGGGTCTTGAAGACGCGGACGACGCACCGGCCGCATTGGCCTCCAACCAAGCACAGAAGAGCAAGAAAAGGGTTGCGGCATGAAGGCTGAAAGCGTCCTTCGAATGAAGCACCGTGGCTCCGTTCATCAGGCTGATCAAATTGAACAATCGTTTAGTATCAACGAGATCGTTGTTGGGAAAGACGTGCTCGAGCTCGTGTCTAGCGCGATGTACGTGGACCCTATGACCGTCTACCGTGAGTACATCCAGAACGCCGCGGATGCGATAGATGAAGCTCGTGCTCTGAAGCTGCTGTCAGCTGATGAGGCTGGCCATGTCTCGGTTGACGTCGATGTTGCGGGTAGGGCCGTCCGCATACGTGACAACGGGTGTGGCATTGCGTGGCCAGATTTTGTGCGCCGTATGACCGCGATTGGCGGGAGCGCCAAACGTGGCAGCAGTTCTCGCGGCTTCCGCGGAGTCGGGCGTCTAGCAGGTTTAGGGTATGCGCAAGAGGTGGTTTTCCGCTCCCGCGTCTTAGGCGAAGACAGGGTGTCTGAGCTTCACTGGGATTGTCGAAAGCTCAGGGCTAAATTGAGGGCTGCTGAGGCGGAGGACGGCATTGCGGAAACGATCCGCAGCGTTGTGAGTGCTCGGCAAATCGTCTCAGACGGCTATCCGCAGCGATTCTTAGAGGTGGAAATGAAAGGAGTCGTGCGTTTGCGGAACGATCGGCTTCTGAATGCGCAGGCTATCGCCGATTACATAGGCCAAATCGGCCCTGTGCCTTTCTCGCCCGATTTTCGTTATGGCCCGGAGATAGTTGCTGCTCTCTCTCCTTTCGTGAAGCTTGGAGAACTGGAGGTTCAAGTTAGCGGCGTGGAGGGGCTTGTTTACCGGCCGCACCGCAATTTCTATGCTATGGACGAGAAGAAGGTCAATAATTTATCCGCGATCGAGTTCGTCGAGATCGCGGGCCTTGATGGAAGCGTTGCTGGAATAGCTTGGGTTCTCCATCATGACTATGAAGGTGCAGTCCCCACAGGTACTGGAATCAAGGGGCTTCGCCTTCGGTCGGGAAACATACAGGTCGGCGATCATTCTCTGCTTGAGGATCTGTTTCCCGAGCCACGTTTTAACGTATGGTCGGTCGGCGAGGTACACGTCGTCGACAAGCGTATTGTTGCCAACGGACGGCGGGATCATTTTGAGCAAAGCTCTCACTATTTAAATCTTGTCAATCATCTTTCTCCGCTTGCGCGTGACATTTCCAGGCGATGCCGCACCAACTCTGCTCGCCGGAAGTGGCTTCGCGACTTTGAACTTTTACGGCAAAGCGTGCTGGAGAAGCTGGGCGTCCTTGAGCAAGGGAGTGTAGGGAAAGTCGAGGCAAATTCGATCGCCCTAAGTATCGAGCAAAGTCTTCTTCAGATGGAAAAGGTTGCTGGTCTGGATTTGTTGGTTGAGGATTGTCCTGACGAGCTGCGAAAAATTGTCGTTGATCTTCGAGATATGTTGCAGCGCATGATGCGTGACGGGCTGTCGGAGGACACGCCCCTGGCTCGTCTATCCGCAGATAAGCGTGCTATGTATGAGCATTTGTTTGAGCTCGTCTATTCCTGTTCTACCAACCGATCGGCGGCGAAAGCACTCATCGACCGGATTCTTTTGAAGATTAGCTGACAATCTGATCGATCGCTGTTGTTTTCGGCGCCTGTGTTGTATAGGCCCCCGTTCTGACGGGCCAGTGCCTTTGCTGCGGCCGCCGGCGCTGCGCTGATGTAGCGAGGAAGCTTGGTCGCATCGGAGTAGGGATGGCTGTACACGCTCATACGTCCGTAGGAGCGTGTACAGGGGCATGGGGTACGTTGCCTATTATCGGGTCAGCACCTCAAAGCAGGGTGCCTCGGGGCTTGGCTTAGACGCTCAAAGAGCCGCTGTTGCCGCCTACTGCGGTGCCAATCCAATCGCTGCGTTCACGGAGGTTGAGAGCGGGAGGCGAGCCGATCGGCCGCAACTCGCTGCTGCTCTTGCTCTTGCGAAGCGTAAGCGGGTCACGCTCGTCATCGCCAAGCTGGACCGTCTTGCGCGCGACGTGCACTTCATAAGCGGGCTGCTCAAGAGCGGAGTTGAGGTTGTTGCCTGCGACCTGCCCCAGGCCAACAGGTTCATGTTCCATATCATGGCAGCGGTGGCAGAGCAGGAAGCAGATGCTATCAGCTCGCGCACGAAGGCCGCTTTAGCGGCGGCAAAGGCGCGTGGGGTTCAGCTAGGGCGGCATGCCGCTGTGCTTAATGCAACGCGATCATCGCTTGCGGCCGCCTACGCTCGCACACTTACGTCTACAGTCGGTGAATTGCGCTTGCAGGGGATTACGAGCGTGCGGGAGGTAGCAGCGGCTCTCAACGCACGTGGCGTCCGTACACGCGGGGGCAATCAGTGGCACCCAACATCGGTGCAACGGCTGCTTCGACGTATAGCGGCTCAGTGAAGGGTGCCACTTGCTCGGCTGCAGGGGCCGTTGCGGATCGAATCAATGGCACTGGTCTCAGGGCAAAGCTGCCCCGTGGTACCCGCTCGCAGGCGCGTAGCGGGTAGGCAGCTCTCCCCGTTCGGAAGCCTCAAGCATCCATCATTCAACCATGCACGATCTGCCGCTCTTCGGCGCAGCTGATGGTGCCTCAACCGATGAGCCTCTCCGTCAACTTGCCCTGGTTGCGTCGGGGAGTCCTGATGAGGGAACGCTTTGACGCAGAGTTAAACCTCAGTGCTGCGTCCAGATGAGGTCGAGAACACCAGCCCCACATAGCTTGAGGTGCGATATGTAACCTCGCGTGCGTCGACCATCCTCCAGGTCGTCGGGGCTTTCATTAATGCTGAAGCTGAAGCCTATGCCCGGGGCTGTCGGCCCGTTCACATGCCATTTGCCGTGGCGCTTGTTGTCTTTGAGTAGCCAATTCAAAACGTCCTGGGCGTTGGGTCCCTCGGCATTGAACCTGTGTTCTAGCCAGCCGGAACGCTTAGGTTTCTTGGCCATGTACCATGTAATGCGATCACGCGTCATTTCCATGTTACCCGCACCGCCCCCATGCTCTTATGATAATTTGAATTTAGCCTGGTGACCAGAAGAAGTTTTGCCAAGTCAACATGTTGCGCACCGGCAGCGACAACATTCGGTGCCTGTCTGAGGAACCGAGTTCAAGTTTTTCCTCGAGAGCCGTGCGTTTGCGGCTTATTGGGCGTTGGAGCGGATCCTGTGCAATGCTTCTGCTCGATCTTTGTCGACCTCATAAGTTCTGCCGTCGGTGAGGAATACACGAGGGTCGATTTTGCCTGTCGCACGGTGACCTAGCTGGTGTGTTAAGTCATACTTGCCTGTAAGCTCCCCATCAATGAATTGATACGCTCGCAGGCCGTTCAGCACCACTACGGTGGCGGTCCCTTCGGACGCGTCAAAGCTGATAAAGTCGATGAACGTGCGAAGGGCTGCATGCACCTGAGCGCGCATTGCATATAGATGGTCGGGCGAAGCGTCTTCCCATTGCTCTCTTAGCTGCTTGATATCAGCCTCGCTCACTTCGTCCATCAGATCGAGTTCGGCAGAGATGCGAAGCTTTTCAAACTGCATGAGGTTTTCTTGCAAAGATGTTTTCTCGCGCTGACGCTCTTTGAGACGGGACATAACGAGCGGCAGTGCTTCATCTGCATCTTCTAACTGATTAAGGAGGTTCTCCTCGCGCCGGCTGCAATCTTCGATCCGCGCTACTAATTGCGCGATACGATTTTCGATTTCAGCAATGGGCGACATTTCTCTGCGTGTACGCATTATGTCGCTCAGCATAAACTCATGCACGTTGCTCAAAATTGCGTTCTCAATAATGTCGTACTTGAAGCTTTTGGTAGGGCCGGAGCAGAGCTTTCCGCGCCGGCGATTGCTGCAGCTAAGATAGGATCGAGAATAGACGCGATCTTTGGTGCTAGTTCTGTTTAGGCTCTGAGTGCTTCGATGGAGCGTCATCGCCCCCCTGCAATGTACACAACGCCCCATACCGACGAACAGGTTTGCGAATGCAATGCCTTTTCGGCCTGTGTTCTCGCCACGCTTGCGCTTGTTGGCGCGAGCCTTCAGCCACACAGCATTATCAACCACTGGTGGGAAGTAGCCTGGGATCGGCTCTCCAACGAGTATCCGTTTGCCATCTACTCGGCGCTGCGCCTGATACTCTCCGAGGCTCTCTCGCCCGTCGAGGATCCGATTGATCACGGCTGCATTCCACCCGTGATTGCCGTCTTTGAGCGTAGCTACACCCGCCGCGTTGAACGACTTGGCAATGGCGTGGCGGCTAAGGCCATTCGCCGCTAAGTCGTACATTCGACGGACTGTCGTAGCATGTTCATTCAGGGCAAACTGGATGCGCTCGCGATCAATCCGTTTGGCGTTAATCCAAAACGGCACACGGCAACTCATATTGAGATTGCCCGCCCACGCTTTGGATAGGCGTGCGGCGTAGGATTGACGCACCCGTTCGCTCTTCCGGAGGCTCTCTTCGTGAGCGCGGGCCATAATAGTGAGCGAGATGATCAGTTTGCTCCAATCGTTACCGACAGTCTCCTGACTGTAGGTCTGACCATCAGCTAGGGTCACGATCGTGATGCCTGCCCTGATGATAGCGAGGAATAGGTTGAGCGCTTCCAGCACTTGGTCGCGGCTAAGACGGTCCAGGCTCTCCACCAGGAGGTACGATCCGGCTTTCACCCGGCCCATCTCCACCATCCCGAGAAACTTACCGAGCGCGCCGTCGCGGCGGTTTTTGCCTCGGTAAGCGCTGACGCCAATGTCGCGTAGGCTCTCATCCAGGACCAAGCCGTGCTGATCGGCCCACCGTCTGCTGAGATCTGCTTGGCGCCTCAGGCTGTCGCCCCTCAGCTGCTGGTCTGTACTCATTCTTATGTATGAGTAGGCGACCGTTCCGGGTTTGATCTGTGCTTCATTCATAGGGCGCAACCTTCGCAGAAAAGTGTTGCGCAATCAGTACCTACAGTAACAGGCCGATCACGCCATCGAAGAACATCTGGCGCAGGCGTGCATCGGAGGCCTCGTCGCGGAACACGCCCGATCCGGCGACCGCGGCGCGGCGCACACCTGCGCCGGCCAGCAGCTCGCGCCAGCGCCCGGCGGAATCGGCGTTGGTGACGTCCACCGTCTCGGCGTTGAAGGCGAGCTGACGGGCGCGCAGGCCCGCCACCGCGACGAAGCCGCCGGTCCCGTTGCTGATTCGGACCAGGAGGTCCCTGCCTCTCTGTGCGCTCATGCTCGCGGCTCCGGCGTTCTCGAGGAAAATCAGGCGGCGACCTCGGTCACCGCCTCGAAGGAAAGGGTCGCGCGCGCCTCACCGGTGCGCTCGTCGCGCAGGCCGGCGAGGCTCTTGAGGCGCAGGAGGATGAGGGCGTGGCCGCTCACGGCGAGGTCGGCCTCGTCGAGGCGCGTGGCGATCCGCTCGGCCACCTCCAGGGCCGAGCGGGCCGAGCCCGGCTTGGCGAAGACCGTCAGCGCGAAGGCGTGGCGGTGGCGCTGCGCACCATCGACGGAATCGTCGCTGACCTCGCTCGGTCCGAACAGCGCATAGACCGGGGCGGCGCCCCGTGGCGGCTCGTCGTAGAGCCGCAGGCGGCCGCCCATCAGCGCAGCGAGCGGCGTATCCGCGGCAAGGTGAGCGAGAAGGCCGGCGCGCAGGGCCAGCAGCGGGCTCGAACGCGTCACGGGGAAGCCTCCTCGATCACCTCTTCCACCTCGCAGACGAGGTCGCGGCGGCGCCCGTCGGGGGTCGTCGGCCGCGCGGATCGCGAAGCGGCGCCGGTCCGTCGGCGAAGCG